TTATTGAACTCAGAAAATTTACTTTCTTTCTGCAAATCATTAACTTTATTTTTAAGTGTATCTAATGCAGTCATGCAATTAGTTACATCTTTAAATTTAGGACTAACATTAAAGTCCATAAATGTCAACAATGTTTCTGCAATACCTTGATAGTTTTCTACAACTGCATCTGCTTTATCTCTCAAGTTATCATATAAGTCACCAAGAGTTTGATGAGCAGCATAAGAACCTTGACCAGTCATTCCCCAATGAAGAAGATGAACTTTATTAGCAACTTCTAACATACTTAATGCTAACTCTGCTACCAAATTATCTAATCTACCTGACCCACGGAAACCTGCTTCTAAGTCTTTAATTACTTCGGTTCCATTCTTCTCCAAACTATCTAAAGGAGTTAGATATTTTGACATAGTATCTTTAGCCATTATTCTTGATTATTTTGAGTAAGTTTATTATTAATTTCTTGCTCTTTAAGTTCTAATTGTTTTTGTTTAATTTGAAAATCTTGCATCATCTTTTCTAATGATGCAGAATTCTTTTTATCATCATTTTCTGCTGCAATAAGAGCAAGTTCAATTTGCAACTGTCTATCTTTTTCTTTATCCAGTTGTTGAACTTCAAGTTGTTGTTGCTGAACTTGTAACTGTTGTTGACTTTGTTGGGCCTGTGCTTCTTGTTGAGCTTTATTTAGTTCTTCTTGAGCTTTCTCAGCTTGTCTAATTTTATCTTTAATTTGTGGGAAACTATCGCTTTCAAAGATTGAAATAGCCGCTGACATTGGAAGACCATTTTGTACAGCTGCTTGTGCAAATCCTCTAATGGCTTGAAGTTTCTCTACATCTTTACCAGCATCAGAAACAAAGATTCCGTATTCAGATTCTAAGTGTCCTAATCCTTCAACATCTAATTCAGCTAAAGTGTTGTCTGGCATTACAAACATTCCTTTTTTGCCGTTAATCCAAGCTACTTTAGAGTAGTCAATTAATCCTTGCAATTCACGTTGCTCAAAGTTTGAGAACTTTCTAAATATATCTTCTGTTATATGAGAAGATTGGACAATGGCTTGTTGTGATGTTCCTTTACCTTCATACATTCCAACGGAACCTTGACGTTGTCTATTAACACCACTCAATTTTTCCCACTCAACCATTATCGATTCTAAGAGGGTAAGATATTGTGAGATCGTCTTAATTGACATATCCAACACAGATTGGTGCTGGGGGGATAGTTGTATTCCCTCTTTGTTATAGTCTACCCAAGCAATACCTGTACCCTCTACATAGTACATAAATTTATCCATGTCCCAATTTTTAGGGATCATGTTAATATCGAATTGAGCAACAATATCTTTAGACCTGGCTATTGCTAACTCCATGCGGTATTTATAAATATTGTAATTTAACTGATAAGGAATTCCAAGACTAACTAAGGAGATAGGTTGAGAATTAATATCAGAATATTTTCTTCCGTTAATTGGTAATTTACAAATAGATGGGTTGTCTAAACTAGTTCTTTGAACTGCTAGTGGATTCATTTTAATATAAAATCTTCTATCAATTCTAATTCCTTCCCATACTTCATTAACCCATTCCCATTCTAAAGATGCTCCCATCTGTTCTTTCATCTCTTGAGTTAACTTAAAAGTTTCATCAACTTCTCTAACTTCTTGAGTTCCCGTATTGGGATCTATATAATTTAAAAACCCAATTCGTTTTCTTGACTTCCAATATACCGTTACAATTTCTATCAATCTGTTACGATAAATATTATCATCAGCTCCTGATGCTTCTGAACGATACAAAAGATAAGCTTCTGCAGATGTGTGAGTAGGAGATTCTAATTCTAATATTTGTTCAGCAGTTAAGAATTCCCCATAAGCATCAACTATAGTAGAGGCATGTGAAAACTTTCTAATAATTGCCCAATCTCCATCTTCTACAAAATCAATATCTGGATCTTTATCAAAGTCAACATCTAGTGGATTAATGACTTCATAAAATGGTTCGTTACGTCTAACTCCTTTGTGAGAATAACATTCCCCTGCAATTAGAAAATGGAAAAACTGTTTTTGAAATTTATCATAAATCTCTTGTTGATTCATAATATAATTCAACGCATGTTGTCCTCTAATTGCTCTAGAATCTACATAAGATCTATTGAATTCTTCTTGAATTTGCTTAGGAAGCGGAACTTCTTGCTGTTCTCCTTCAACTTGCCCTTGTTTAATTAGTTCATTTAAGAACTGAGTACGAATGTTATTTAAAAGCAAGTTTTGTAACTGTTCTTCTTTCTGACTAATAGCATCAGCATTCTGTACAGTTACTGTATACTCTAAAGGACGCTTAGATTTTTCTCCAAGAAGTAAATCAATAATGGGTTTAATGATTGGGTAGTTTCGTAACTTAGTTGGGAAATTCTTTCTAGTTTTTCCGTAAGGCTTAAGTACATAGTTATAATCTTCTTCATCTATTACACCATTATAGTAGTCATACAAAGATCGCAAATATGCACGACGCTCACTGATACCAAATTTAGATAAATTAATAAATGCATCTACGCAATCTTTTTTCCACTTCTCATCTTTCTGACTTAATGGAACTCTTTGTTTAGGTATATGGGCTTGTCCGTACATTACTTACAAAATTAAATATAAAATGTCTTATATTAGCAAAGTTACTTATAATTTTTATCAAACCAATCATTTGCTGAATTATCATTGATTTGGACATAGACTTCTTTGTTATATAACTCTCGCATATGGTACATTGCTATCATTAGTGCCATAGATCGGTCAAAGTTACCTTTACGATTAAACTTAATTAACTCTTGAAGTAGAGCTGGGTCATAAATCTTATGCATATTAAGAGTGACATTTCCGTCTTCATCAGATCCTCTGCTATCTATCAGCCAATCTCTAATATAAAGCTCACCTTGATTCTTACGTTGTTCAGTCATGTGCATTCCATACTGACGCTTAACTGTTTTACTACGAAGATCACGTTTATCTAACATTTCAAACTCTTCTTGTAGTAAATGTAACTTTCTAAAACGCTTAGCATAAGGGATAACTTCACCTCGGTCATTCTCAAATCCTATTTTTGCGTTATAGTATTCTGCTAGCATGAATAGATTTCTATTATACTCATCTTGAGTTTGTGGACGGCCTACATAAGATGCAACAATTAAGTCATCTGGTTTAGAAAGATTATTTGGGACCTTAATAACGTATGCTGCTCCCAAAGATCCTGACGTACCCGCTTGCGCGTAAGGGTCATGCCCAATTATGTACATGTTTTTTGGGGTAACTTGCTCAATATCAGTTTTATATGGGGTTTCGTAGACTACAACTGCACCTGTTACGTCATCATCTTTCCTGTGTGGGAACTTAGTAATAGGTCTATGTGGTGAATTACCACGGAAATCTACTTTACCTTCAGAGTTATAGTACAATTCTCCTGCAACTCCTATAGCATCTAGGTTGTTTGCTATCACTCTATTGTACTGTTCTTTTAAAGATGTAACATCGAACGTATTTCCAGTGACTTGAAGTGTAGCTTCTTGTGGAGTAAAGGCATGTTCTGCTACATATTGGTCAAATGACTTAGCATCATTACCTTTTTTCTTCTTTTCTCGCTGTTCTAACTCGAATTCTATAGCTGCATTGGTGTCACTGTTCCCATCTTTGTCAATAAACCCATCTAAGTTCTTGTAAATAGGGTGAAAAAATCCACATTGTGTACCCATTGCACCAGCATCCCACTCATTTTCAAAAGATAAACAATCATATGCATCAGGATGGTAAAATAACTCTTCCAATCCTTCAAATCCAGGTCCTTCTTCTCCACCAGTTCCAAACGCCACCATAGTTCCAAGTGTTTTTGACCCTTGTTTCATAGTTGGCATAGCAACTTCCCAAGCTTTTAATAATCCTGTAAAGGATCCTGCTTCTTCAAAAAAGATTAACTCACCTGCTTTACCACGGACTTTGTCTGGATCATCCTTCAAACTCACTGCTAGTATCTGAGACTTAAAACCTAGAGTTACATCAGCACCATTTACGTTCTTTTTGTACCCTGATTGCTTATGCATATCAGTATCTTTAATCCTTGGTTGAGTCCATGCTGTATTGTCATCTATAAACGAAAGAATATCCCATGTTTTAGACATAATACCATCACCAATCAAGTATTGTTTATCTGATGCAAATACAAAGTTCTTAGAATTACGTAAATGGTAGTAGTTTCTAGCTAACATAGCTGCGGCTTTGTATGAGTAACCTTTACGTCGAGCCTTAAGTACTACAATATGCTTGTTAGTTTTACGTGCTTTTTCTATTGATTGAAAGTAGTCGTAATCCCCATCATAAAATGCAGGAAAAGTCCTTTCACGTTGTGAGTATTCTTCCCCAGTTACTGGGTCAATTACGTCTACAACTCTATCTATAACACAATAGTTAAGATAAAAGTAATGGAACCCTGTAATATGGACTCCATCTACTTCGTATCCGTACAAACATCTATGCTTTTCTTCATCCCAAAACTCATAGTACTTTTTAGAATTTTTGGCCTCATCGGTATAATACCCTTTGGTCAAAAATGTACTTGATGCTGGGGAAAATAAATGTGTATCTTTAAACTTTATCATTCACTGTATTTATTAGTAACAACACCTCCACGATTTGGATTATCTTTTTCTGCTTGCTTTTTAACTAATTCTTCTAGTTTATCTAATCCTTCAACTACATCCCCCATCTTAGATAAATTAGCAACTAAGTCTTTTGCCTGGTAAATTAACCGTCCATTCTCATCCATTTCTGTTAGATCAATAGTCTCAAAATACTTTTGAAGTTTAGTAACTGAGATACGTGCAGCTTTAAGTAATTTAATAGCATGTGTTTCAGATAGTAACATATACTTACTAACTGCCGCTTTAATTTTTGGATTGACTGCTGTCATCTTTAAATCAGCCAAAAGAATATCTTGTCTTTCGTCTGCTTCATAAGCTGCATAACTAGATCTATGGTCAACAAAAAAGTAAACAAATGCTAGTTCATTTACAGATAAATTTTTAAACTCTGGGATAGTTAACGCATATGGAGATGGTTCAACTTTCCCTTCTGCTAATGTTAGTAAATCTTTCATTGTTTGTTTTTGTTTTCTAGTTTGCGCCTAGTTTTCTCATTCATGTGAGCTATGCGCTCTTTTTTTGCATGAAATTTTCCAAAATATGGAAGCTTAATTGTCTGAAAACCAGGCTGTTTTATAATTTCCGCTACAAACTTAAATTGAGAGAATATAACTTCTTCAATAGTATGTATTGGAAGATTATGCTTTGTTGCCAGTTGGATTATTAGTTTCTTTTCTTTCTTCACCTCTAGTTATTTGAATTTTTTTACCTGTAGATCCAATGACAGTTTTAGGCCATTTATTAAGTGGACAAGTTGATGTTTGTCTTCTAGCTTTTTTAGCCATTGGACATCCACACACTGAACACTTAAAAGTTTCATGAATGATAGATGGACATGTGTTGCAGATTTCTATTCGTTTGTTGTATTCATTTTTTGGAGTAGGAGGACAACCTTCTTTAACATAATCCCATGTGTCTACAGTATAATTTTTAATCATCTGTAGGATGCTTGCCTTGATTTTCGAATTCATATTGTTCAATTATACATTCTTCTAAAGTTCCATTTGCATCTTGAATTATTGTTACATAGAA